GTCCGGATGCATATGTTCCTCAAACCAAAGGCCAAGGTCTTCAGAACTGCACGAAGAGGCATACGAGTACTTGTCCAACATGGGGGCGCCCATTGGCCTGCCTGATTTCAATGTGGCAGCCAAAAACTTGGTGAGCGCATGGGTCCACGGACCGGTCAGTCTGCGCGCATCCCAGTGGGGGACGGCGATCGCGCGAGGTCGACCAATCTTCCATGTGTGTTCAGCCTTGATCATGAGCTCCGTTACGGGGTGATTGGACTCATACCCCGCATGCTCAAGATGCGTGTCCCTTGTGGCTGGTCTGAAACGCTTCACCCATTCGAAGTAGTCCGTTTCAGTAAACCTGCCGTCACGAAGCAGGGCGTCAGCAAAGTCGTCGGTCCATTGTGCTGTGCCGCGGATCTCATCACGCACGGCATCAAAAACGGCTTCATCGGTCCTCCAAGGGCAAGGGATGAACATACGTTTCAGCATGGAGACTCGCTGATTGCACCCACACTGGCGGTAGACAAAGATTCGATAGCCGGCTAAACCAAAAGCCAAACAGCGCGACTGGCGCGTGGGCTTACATTGGTAGTCAGCAGGGTCGATGTCTGAGACGCACTGAAAAGTGGGGCCATCATAGCCCCTCATCTCAATCGCCGCGCCAGTGTACCAGGGCTCAACGCCCGGGGGGCTCTGCTCGCGATGCACACCACAGTAGTCGTTGTACTCCCTGAGACACAGATCGGGGTACGCGTCCTGGCTAGGCCAGTCCATATACGCCGGAGTGAGATCAGAGGGTTGTTGCCAAGTTCTCGCCACGCTTGCTGCGCGCCGCCCCACACAGGAATTCCATGCGAGGTGGACACAACATGCCGCCAGGGGGCTCGTGACAGTAAGAACAGCACATGCAACGTGGACTGCTGCGGTGGGTAAGTAAGCCCAGGTTCTCGCCTTCCAAGCCTCATAACCCACAATGGCTGCCGTAACAGGCCAGGGGGCCAGAGCTCGGACTGCTTCCTCGCACACAACTCCTCCCAGGAGTGTTGACCGGAACGGGAAGCTGGCCAGGGCCAAAAGGACGGGGGTCGCCGCAGGGAAACTCAAAGCCATACTAGAAGGACACCAAGCCACGGGCACCCCGAGTTGCGACGAAATCGCTTGATAAACGGGAGCCAAATAGGCAAGTTTGTTCCAGTAAGCATAAAAGTTCCACACGGAATGGAAGACCATGGCTGTAGGGAAGTCAACGACTGAGAGAAGGGCGTGTCCTAGGGCCCTAGGGCCCACAGATCCGCCGGTAACAATACCCTCAGCTACTCCAAACAACAAGCCTCCCGTCCCAAAATCGTCCGTGTTCATCATCTTAGCGAACGCGAAGTTCATGATTCGCTTGATGACTTCCTCAGCACCTACTCTGATAGTGGCAATGCCGAGGTCACGGGGGTTGTCGAACAGATACGTGAAGGCCTTCCAACGTTGAGGATGGGACATCAGAACGCCCTCAGGCAGCGACAAGCACACTGGGTGACCAGCGTACATCTCGACCTGGGGTTCCTGGAAGGAGGCCAGCGCACCATCCACTATGTACTGTTGAGCGGAATGGTCTGCATGTACGACAACATTGAGAACGCCGAGATTGTGGGGGAACACGTAGTCCATCAACCACTCCCACCCTGCGCGAATTCCGGTCTTCGCAACCGTCCAAAGTGAGGACAGAGGAGACATCACAGAACCGCTAAGGCGGGAGAAAAACCCCGTAACTTCATCCTTGCCTTCCGCCAAAGCGGTGGGGGCGCGGACGGCCCACTTGGAAAGCCCAATAATGGACTCACCAGTGGTGCGAACCAACTTGGCAGCGGCATCCAGGACCCAAGTGGTCATGCGACCAAGAGGGCCCCAGATCCGCCACTGAGACACCGCCTCCACGTTCTTGGAGGGTGCGTCCCAG